ATAAAATACTTTACTCAATATATTAAAAAAGAACAGGCTTTTTCAGATAAAACTAATTTACTTGAATACAAACGTCCACATTTCAATACGACAAAAAAATCTCTAGAGTTTAACCTGGACTCCTTCGAAGATTTTTTAATGGAAAAAAGAATAAAGCTTAAAAGAGTAGATCTTGTTATGAACATACAAAAAATATTAAAAGCTAAAAATAATCATGGAAAAGTTAAGGGTAAATCCTGTGTTTCTTGGAGAATAGAAAATTATGATTTACCAAAAGAGGATCTTGTCATCGATGGAGAATATGAAGAAGTCAAAGAAACAGAAAGGATAACAGATGGAAGCTAGATTTATTGTTGGACCACCAGGAACAGGAAAAACACATAAGCGGATAATTAAACTATATAAAGAATGTTTTCCTAAGTATAATCCAGAAAAAATAGTTTTACTTTCCCATACAAACGTAGCAGTTGGACAAATCTTAGATGCGATAATGAAACTTAAAGAAGTAAAAGAAAAAGGATACAGAAGAAAGTTTTTTAAGGATCGTATATGCACAATTCACCATTATTGTAAGAATAAACTTATGGGAAATAAAACCTTGTTTTCAAATGAAGATTTAAAAGGTTTATGTATAACGGAAGATGGAAGAGGATTTCGTCAAAGTAAAGAAAGAGACGTTGAAAAACATCCTGTTCTTAAATTTATTAAAGAAGCTCGAGGTAATGGAAGAGATTTAGATAAACATTGGAACCATGCTGATACAGATAAAAAAGATTTATTAAAAGTAAAATATAATATTGAAAATATAAAGAAATTAAACAAAGCGTATAAAGATTATAAGAATGATAAGGAAAATAGATTACAGGATTTTGCGGATATGATTGATGAATTTAATTCTTTAACTAAAGAATCTGATATTGAAGTTTTAATAGTGGATGAGGCTCAAGACTCTAACGTTCCTCAGCTCCAAGCCCTTAAAACAATAGCTAAACATGTAAAAGATGGCCATTTTTATTTAGTTGGAGACCCTGATCAAACAATTCATGAGTATGCGGGGTCAGATGCTGAATGGTTTCATGAAGCTGCAGCTCATCCCTATGAAGAATTAGAGCAGGGGCTTAGATGTGGCCGTGCTATTAACGAATTTTGTAAAAAAATCATAGCCCCTATATGGAAACATTATGAATATGAAGGTGGTGGAAGAACATGGTTACCAGCCGTGTATAATAAAAAATATCACCAAATACCAGAGGGGTGTAAAGAGGGAGATACTATAGAAGGAAACATATACCATTTAACAGATTTCAAACCATCAAAAAATTTAGATATTCTTATAGATAAAATGAGAAACACTAAACAGAGTTTTATATTTTCTTTCAGAGGAACTCCTAGTCATAAACTTGTAACTAAATTTCTAGAGCACTATGGTTTTGAGTATACCCATGTAGATAACAGCGCTCACGTCTCCAAAAAAGAATTAAGATGCCATTTTGAATGGCCTAAATTCATAGACGGGGAATCTAAAAGTTTAAAACAGGTAAAAGACTTTCATTCCTATTTAGGACGTCAAGCTTTAATTCATGGCGCAGGGAAAGAAGACTTTACGGATTGGATCAAGAAAGATTACACTTATGATGAATTAGTAAAAGATGAATTTTTTAAACCTCACCTACCCAAAGAATTTGATCTTCTCAGAAAGGAACGTGACAGTGATCGAATGATTTATATAAAAAATGTTTTGAGAAAAGGTTTTGATTTTGAGGGGGACATTAGAATTAAATATGGAAATATACATAAGGTCAAAGGAACAACTTTTGATAATGTGATTGGAGATTTATCCTTATACAGACCAGAACCTTGGTTTGCACAGCGTAGATTAGTATACACAATGTTTAGTCGAGGTATTTATGATGCATGGGTTTTAAAAACTCAATCAGGGAAAGAATTAGGAAATTACGGTCATGTTCCTATTAAAAGACCACGGTCAATGGATGAAGACCATTTTCACAAAAGAGGAAGACCCGACTGGAATGAAATTGAAAACCCTGACGATAACGATAGGAGAAAAATTTTATGATGCCTCGAGCTGCAACAGATGATTTATTTTTTTTATTAATGTTAACTTTTTATTTTGCAAATAGAATATTTATAGGAGGAGTAATATGAGCGTATACAAAAAACAAATTGGAGGAACTCACTACAAAGATATGAAAATCCAACCGAGTCAGTTTATCAATGAGAACAAATTGCTCTTTGCAGAAGGAAATGCTATTAAATATATTTGCAGACATGCAGCTAAAGGAGAAGTACAAGATTTGGAAAAAGCAAAACATTATATTGATATGATTATTGAAAGAGATTACAAATAATGTGTTCACGTCCACAACTAACCGATCTTGATTTAGATGGCATTGATACCGTTGCGGTTGACTTAGAAACCTCTGATCCAGATTTAAAAGATAAAGGATCAGGAGCAATACGAGGTACTGGTTTTGTTTGTGGTATTGCAATAGCCACTGGCAAACAAACACTTTATTTTCCTATCAAACACGCACACACTGATAATATTGAACCTAAAGACGCATGGTCCTATCTCAACAAAAAATTATTTCAAAACCCGAACATTAGAAAAGTATTTCATAACGCCATGTATGATGTTTGTTGGATTCGTAAAGAATTAGGGCTCATGCCTCACGGACCATTACTCGATACAATGGTCGCTGCTTCAATTATTGATGAGAATAAAATGAACTATTCTTTAGACTCTTTAAGTAAAGAGTATTTAAAAGAATCTAAAAAAGGATATGATCTACAAGAGAAAACTTTAAAATGGTCTAAGGGAACTATTAAAGACCCAATGACGAGAATGCACGAACTGCCATATAGTTTAGTAAAAGATTATGCAGAACAAGATGTCAATTTAACTCTGCGTTTATGGAGACACTTCGAAAAAAAATTGGATCAAGAAGAGAAGGTTGATAATGGAAAAGTAAAAACATTACGATCTATTTTTAATTTAGAAACTGAATTATTTCCCTGTCTTGTTGATATGAGGTTTAAAGGAGTTCGAATTGATGTTGAAGCAGCTAGAAGATTGGGAGAAAGATTAAAGAAAACTAAAAATAATATAATTGATCATATTAAAAGGAGAACAGGAATTAAAATTGAGATCTGGGCAGCATCCTCTATTAAAAAACTTTTAGATAAATTAAAAATAAAAGATTATGAAATTATACCAAAATCTAAATTACCTCAACTACCCAAAGATTATTTAAAAACTCATAAGAATCATTTTATAAGATTAATTGCTAAAGCCAGAGAATTTGACAAAACAGAAGGTACTTTTGTTGAGGGTCTTTTAAAATTTGTTTATAAAGGAAGAATTCATGCTGACATTAATCAGATTAGAGGAGAAAAAGGTGGAACTATTACTGGACGATTTTCAATGTCTAACCCAAATTTACAACAAATTCCTGCCAAAGGTTTTATTGGTAAAAATATGCGAGCACTATTTCTGCCTGAAAAGGGCCATTCATGGGGCTCTTTCGACTATTCTCAACAGGAACCAAGAATCGTTGTTCATTATGCTTTGAAATTGAAAATGAGAGGGACAGAAGAATTGGTTGAATCTTATCAAGAGGATCCGAACGCCGATTTTCATCAAATTGTAGCAGACATGGCTAAAATACCACGGATCACGGCTAAAACAATTAATTTAGGATTATTTTATGGAATGGGTAAAAATAAATTAGCCCACCAACTTTATCTTAATTACACAGAAGCAAAAAAATTATTTGATACATACCACGCTAAAGTTCCTTTTGTAAAACAGCTTTCTTCTAGTTTACAAAACTTCGCTGAAAGAAATAAGTTTCTTTACACATTAGAAGATAGATTTTGTCGTTTTGATAAATGGGAACCCATTGCTAAAAAATGGAACCCTAAAGACAAAAAATTTGTAATCGAAGTTATGGAAACACAAAAAGATGAAGAAGGTAATATTATAAAAGACAAAGACGGAGAAGAAGTAAAGAAGTCAGTAGAAAGGCCTGTGCCATTACTTTCTAAAGAGGACGCGATACTTCGTTATAAATCTGACCGGCATGACCTAGGGTACCCCGACAAAGGATGTCAGGGTTTTGAAAATTTTTATCGTCCTGCTTTTATATACAGAGCATTAAATAGATTAATTCAAGGGAGTGCTGCAGACATGACTAAAAAAGCAATGGTGGAGTTGTATAAAGAAGGTATTTTGCCCCATATTCAAATTCATGATGAATTATGTATTTCTATAACAGGTAAAGAACAAGCTAAAAAAATAAAAGATATAATGGAGAAAGCAATTACCCTTGAAATCCCCAACAAAGTAGACTATGAATCTGGCCCCAACTGGGGTAGTATAAAACCTGAGTCAAATTAGGAGGAAACATGGAAAAAGTGA